CCATCAACGAGATTTGGAAACTCGCAAACGCCGGCGCATCTACGATAGGTACAGGCAATGTGGTGACGGCGGTCAGCAAGACAGCCCTCGGTATCGTTGTCACCAAAGGCATCACCCTGTACGATTGGGTGCAGCAGCCGAACAAGCCAACTTATTCGCTCTCGGAGATAAACAACGTGAGCGGTACATATACGGGGCTGACAGTCGGACGTGCGGTCGAATCGGACAATGCGAAAAAGTTGAACGGACTTGACAACGGGGCTTTCCTGTATAAGATGGGCGGCATGTATGAGACAGCCACCGGAAACGGGTGGTTGATTCACACGAAAGTCGAAGAGGCCGAGGCGGCTATGTTGACGTTGCATCTGATCGGAAATGGATATTATAGCCGACGAATTATCAATACGATCGTACAGGCGTATAATTATACCCCGAACGATGTCGAGTTTACGGCTACGGCCGGTACGCATTTCGGTGACGATTTGGGTGACGTGAAGGTGTTCTTGTACGGGGGACACGTGTGTTTTTGGGTTTCGGCCAAGACGGATTACCAGACCTGCTCCATATTCGTCTATAACACATACGGGGCTTTGAACGGGACTTGCGAGAACTGTGTGGATAGTATATCGTTGTCTCCCATGCCGGCAGTCGGCGTGAGCAAGCTGACCGTGGTGACCCCGTCTGTCGCCTTGACGGATAACGATTCCATCGCCGCCGACAGGCTTAAAAATATCCGGACGATTTGGGGAAATCCGTTTGACGGATCGAACGATGTGTCCGGAAGTCTGTCGGGAGTCCGGGATATAACGATGGAGGGAGACATCGATGGAGCGAATGTAATCAGGGCTACGAGTATAAACCTTTCGACCGGGAGTAAGTCTGTCTCCATCTCCGCCGGAAGGATTGTGGCGACGAATAACATAAGGTCAAAGGAGAGTGTCACATCGGACGGTAACATCACGGCCGGAGGGGATATATCGTCGCAAGGCAATATCTCGGCACAAGGCTCGGTCACCGCTCTAACGACTTCGGACAAACGTTTGAAGCGAGACTTCAACTATACCCTCAGCTATACCGACAGACTCTTGGCGATGGGCAAGGTGTGCGATTTCCGATACACCGAAAAAGCACGGAAGCGTAACAAGGGCGGTGTGGACGGGGAAGCCCATACGGGGCTGTTGTACCAAAAGGTGAAAGAGGTATTGCCATCGATGGCCTACGAAACAGAGGACGGTTACGGGGCTCTGAACTACCTGTCGCCCGACTATATCAACACCATCGCCGGTGCAACGCAGGAGACCGCCCGGCTGGTTAAAGCCCTTATGGAAGATATAGAACGATTGAAAAAAGAATTGTCCGAATTAAAAGGGAAAGGAGGAAAGTGAGCCTATGGCCATCGATAAAAACAAGATAGCAGCCCCGGTAGCGATAACCGACCCGTATAATCTGCTGGGAATATACCCGGCAAACGGGGTATGGGACGTGGCCGACATTGTTGCCCTCGAACGTCCCCTGTTGCAGGGTGGCCGTCCGGGACGTATCAACAAATGGAGCCGTCATAAACCCGTGCGCTATCCGC